GCTTAATCAACAGCTTGCTAATCACGCCACCGCAGTGTGCGCAACCGGAGTGTTCAAGTACACCACCGATGGAAATCGGATGAGTGGTGACATGAACACAGCACTGGGCAATTGTTTGCTTATGTGCGCGATGGTCTACGCGTTGTGTGAGGAGCTGGGGATCCGCGGTAGGCTCTTTAACAATGGCGACGACTGCCAAGTCATTATGGACAGGGCGGATGAATGTCGCTTTAGAGCCGCTGTGCAACCCTGGTTCCTCCAGATGGGTTTCAACATGAAGGTAGAACCCACAGCCTATGAACCGGAGCACATCGAGTTTTGCCAGACCAGGCCTGTGTATGACGGGGCTGAATGGGTGATGTGCCGTGACCCACGTGTATGCCTGGCCAACGATTGCGTCTCGACGTTGGATTTATCCAACTCCAAGGCGCAGACCAAGTTGTTGGGTAACATAGGGGATTGCGGCCTGAGTCTTGCAGGAGGCCTGCCAGTAATGCAGGAATTTTACAACGCAATGCGTCGCAACGCCACTGGCCGCTTTCAGCGGGCAACGCCACAGTTGGACTCCGGGTTTGCTAGGCTGGCCGCAGGGATGTCACGGCACTATGCTGAGGTTACCCCCAGAGCTAGATATAGCTTTTGGAGGGCCTTTGGCATTGAGCCTGACCTACAGCTAGCGCTCGAGTCAACGTTAAAACAGTGGACGTATGCGCCTGGTGCCCCGAGGGTATCTTTGAATAATTGTGATACCGATCCACTGTTTACCGCTAATCATTTATTGTGATCTTATATCATCCGGCTGGTTGTTATTAGCCACTTCAACCATGGCCAAGAAAGCGCGCAGGGTAGTCAAGAGCAAGGCCAAGAAGTTCCGTTCAAAAGGAAAGGGACGATCAAAAATGGAAGTTGCCGGGGAGAGCCATCGGCACCTCCTGGCTTACGACCAGATGCTTCGAGATCCGTGCAATGCTAACCTTGTCGCGCCACCTTACCGTGGTACTGATAGTGGGTATCTCATTCGCACTACTGACAATATCGCTGTTACTGCTACCGGCGCTGGCCTCACTGCTGGGAACGTGTACGCGAGTGATTTCATTTTTGAGTACATGCCCCAGTTAGTGTCGTCCGGAGCCACCAATACTGCATTTGCAGCTGGGGCACAGGCCCCAGGTGGTGGGACTCCTGTCATCTCCTACGCAACAACCGGTACTGCCACCGGCCCCATTACCAATTTCATTAGTGGTAGTGGGGTGGTCGGTCGCTTTAGGCCGGCTGCGGCGTGCTTGAAGTTTATTCCAAGCGGGCCATATACATCCCGTCAAGGGTTGATTGGCTTAGGGTATGTTCAGGGGTTTGTCGCAGCACCTACTACGACAATGTCAATCTTCCAAACCCTCTCACAGTGCCAAATGATTGCCTCTAATGGCTCCAGGTCTCATGAGGTTAGGTGGCTACCCACCGATGCGGATGAGTCCTGGGTCGTCCTCGGCAGCTCAGCAGGCGGTGCAGGTTGCGTTTATCTTGTAGGCAAGGGTGTTGATAGCACCGCCACAAGTGCAACTGCTGCCGGCATTAATGGGTATGTTGAGGTAACGACCATTTGGGAATGGCAACCTGCCCTCACTAACGGCATTAATGCCGCTCCTAGGGCTCCCGCTCCATTCACAACCCAAGGTGTGCTCTCGTCGATAGGCGACCTTGGTGCGTACCTGTTTGATGGTGTGCGGCATGAGGCAGGCAGAACCCTTTATGGTCTAGGCAAGGGCGCGGTTAAAGCCGCAACATATACAGCCCAACGCCTCCTGACTGGCGGTATTGGAAGTGTCGCCACTCGGGCAGGGGCTTTGCCCCTGATGATTGCGGGTTGACCTGCGGGCTTGTGTTAAGCCTTAAGCGATCACAGTGCTCACTACTATAGTGTGAGGCCCGATGGATATATTAAGGCTCTCGCCCTCACCAGTGTGGCGAACTGGTGCGATTGTAGCCCGTGGTGGCAATGCGGCTTTAAAACCGAAAACAACCCGATGGCCACCTGACTGGAGATGGATACCAGTCGAATACTGCTCAGGCCTGACCCCTGCCCAAAGAGTTATGCAACATGTGAGCTCTGTATACTGTCTCACTGGGTGGCTCCCAGACATGCATGATTCGATAGACGGATGGGAGAAGGTAACGTGTG